TTGAATCTTAGTTCTTAAAGTAGCTTCCGGCATATCGATTATTTTTGCGGCCGCATTAATTGATATTCCCTTTTTGTTTAATTCATCAAGTAAATTTGAGTACATATTTATTCACCTCCGTATTTTTTTGAACGCATTTTCGTTCTGTATCTATATTATATACGAATATGAGTACGTTGTCAAGCACAATTATCCGAATTTGCGTACTTCTACTTTATGCACAAATTTTGTATGCAATTTTGCACATATTGTACGAATATTTACAATTTTATCCGAATATTCGTACAATAGTATTGCATTTTTTTCAAGTCAATAGTATAATTAAGACAATACTTTGGAGGTGAGTAAATG